TCTAGCAAAGTCATTAGCGGCGTTTTTAAGTAAAAACTGTTTAGCCGTTGTCAACCCCTCGGAGTCTGTTTTCTGATAATTTCTAGTTTTATCAGTTATAGTTTGAGGATTTAAACCAAACATATTAGCATATATATCAGCAACAGCTTTTGGTACGTTTCTAGTTTCGCCGTATCTAGTTATGTCTTTGCCTTCAAAAGCTTTTGTTGTAGCTTCTGTTATTCTTGCTTCAACTTCGGCTTTATCTTTAGCATTTATTTTTTCTACTTGCACTTGTGAAAACTCTACAGTTTCTGTAGGTTTTTTAGCCACTTTAGCTTCTTTTGTGGTTGTTGTAGTTGGAGCTTTAGCAACAACTTGTCTAGCAGCTTCTGAGTCGATACTAGTACCTTCTTGTGTTACACCACCTATTTGTTTAGCTCTTTCTAATATCTCAGCTTGACGTTGACGCATTAAAGATCCAAGATATGTGTTAACCTGAGCTGTATCAGCATTAAAATCAGCTAGCAATTCTTTGTTTCTACCTGGAAATATACCTTGCATTTGCTCTGTTACAGCTGTTTTAACAGCATCCATTGGTATGCTACCTGTTGGGTTAAACTTAAGACCTTTACTAATTACAGGCCAGTTGTTTTCAACTACAGCATCCATAGCTCCAAACCTGTCAGTTTGATTTGAAGATGGAGAGTTAATAATGTTAACTAAATCTTCATTGTTATATACGCCTTCTTTCGTAAGACCTATAAACTCCTGACCTCTTTTAGTTATTGATAGTTTATCATCTTTAACTTGAGCTTTTTTATCTCTATCAGCTATAAACTGCTCAGATTCAGTAAGCATTTTTTGACCAGTTTTAGTTAACTTGCCTTTTTGTATATTCGCTTGATAGTCTCTTATAAAGTTATAAACATCTCTACCAGTCTCAAACTCTATTTGATCAAAGCCTTTACCTTTAAGAAAATTTATAATTTTTTTACCTAATCTTAAAAAGCTTTCACTTAAATTGTCAGACCAAGTTATTTCCCCTTTACCTATAGCATCAGAGTACGCTGTTAAATACTCTTCAGCATATTCAGATATATCATTTTCTATAAGATTACCTTCGCTGTCTTTTTGTATTACGCCGTTTTCATCTCTAACATAACGATAATTATCATCAATACGTTTTTGCACTATCGATAGTTCTTTATCACTTAAAATGTTTTTAAAGTCTTCAACGAGTTGAACTGCAGCTGCTGGATCAGAACTCATTTTAGCTCTAACAATCTTATGAAATAACTCGTGGTTAGCAGCGGTAACAGCGTTAACTTTAGCTGCCCAAGATTTGTTTATAAATATTTGACCAGTTTCCTCATCTATAAAAGCATCAGAGTCTTTTGGTTTTCCAGTTTTTTCAGCAAACTCTTCTTCTGTCTCTATTACTGTGACATTATCTTCACCAGCAAATTTTTTAACAGTTTCAATGTCTTGCTCAATTTTAGGCATGTTCTTTTGTTTGTTTTCCTCAAGAACATACTTAGCCAACACATTAGCAGATGATGTACCTACGCTGTAAAGTTGCTTGTTTTTTGACTCTATTAAAGCATTTTTTGTTTTTTGATCTATAGAGCTGTCATTTAATATAGACTTTATTTCTCTTTTAATCTCATATTCTTTAGCTTTATTGTCTAATAAAACTTTCTTTTCACCATCAGTCATTTGATCAAGACGATCAAACTCTATTTTCATTGCTTTCATGTTTTCAGTAGAAAGCTGGTTTATTTCATTTTTTATTTGATTAATGGCTTCTGGGCTTAAATTTTTGTTTGTAGTTAAAACAGTGTTTAGCTCGTTAACCCTAGCCGTGTTTTCACCAACAACTTGAAAAGCTTGCTTGCTAGTAAAAGGCGCCATTAATTGTTTGCCAATATGTGGAGCTCTAATAAATACACCAGCCGTCCAAAGAGTGCTAAAAGCAGTTTCTTTCATGCCATCAAAAAGATTGACATCTTTTTTGCCAAGTATATATCTGTCGCCTATATTACCTATAAGATTATCTAGCATTTCACTAGGTATTTCTTCACCCATGTCTTTAGCCCATCTACCAGCTCCAGTTAGTAAACCTTTCATAGAGTCACTGAAACCTTCCTTAAAACCTGGTAAATTCTGGTAAGAAAATTGAAGTCTTTTAAGCATTCCTTGTGTAACATATTCAGTGGCTACAGCAGATGCTCCAACTAAATGAGCAGCAGCGTACATTTGAAATATATTATAATCAGCAGTTCCAAGATCAATTTCTTTCTGCATTTCTCTAAACTTGCTACCAGCAGTAGACATGCCTATTAAAGGTAATCCAGCACCGCCAGTTCCAAATAAAACAGCGTATATAGGAATTTGTTGACCAGCGGTTTGACCACCCCATCTAGCCCAGTCCATAGCTGTTTTATTATCATTTATGGTAGTTGGTAATGCCATTTCGTTGTTTATGTAATTAACAACGTCATCAACTCCACCCATAAACTCACCAGCTTTTATTCTGCCAAATGTTGGTAATCCTGAAAGTTTATTATTTAAATTAGCTGTTGCTATAAGTGGATTTGAAGCTAGTATTAAATCTGTTACGCCCATTCTAGTAGCGTATTCAGTTAAACCATTAACAAAAAGATCTAACGTAGAGGTTGCGGCATTGCCAGCTAGCTGAGTTGCGAATCCATAGTTTCTACCATACAAATTATTAAAAAGCTCTGCTTGATCAGCGGTTCTTTGTTTTTCACTTAAAGTGTCAAGCTTTTTTTGAACTATATCATAATTAGCTTTATTTTCTATGTTTATTAGATTTAATTCTTTTCTAGCTTTTTCCGCCTCTTCTTCGCTTAAATAAGTTCTATTAACTAGCGCTAATGATTTTAAGTTTTTAGCTGCAGTATCTTGAGTTGCAATGTCTATAACTAAAGCATCTTTAGCTACGTCTAGCTTTTTAGCTGCTGTTTCTAGTTTAATTCTTTTTTCATCAGACGTGTCACCAAATATATCTTTAAAGTCTTTAAAACCAAAAGCAAGTTTGCCAATATTAGGACCACCAGCCATAGAGTTTATTTCTAGCATTGCCTTAGAATATCCTTCCAATAATTCTTGCTCTTTTTCAGTATATATTTTTTTAGCGTAAAGCTCTTCAACTATTGGTCTAGCTTGATCCAATGTAACAGTATCTAGCTCTACATTATTTCTTTTAGCGTATATTTTCTTGGCTTGATCATAAAGTGCTTTTTGCTCTAATAAATTTTTATCTTCAAAATATACAGGAGACATTTGCTCTTCGTATGTTCTACCTAAAGCGTTTGTTCTAAATTTTATATTTCCTTGTATATCAAAAACACCGTCTACAACACCTAATCCAGTTTCCTCGTCAAAAGGTTTTATAGCTGCAGCTTCCGCTGCTTGTTTTTCTATATCTGGAAGCATTTCTTTTAGAGCTTTGTCAAAAGAGCTTATAACAGAGCCTTCACCTATAACATCTAGTATTCCTTGTTCTGTATTTAAAGAGCTAAGTTGATCTTGGTATTCTTTTAGTTTAACAGGATCTTTGTCGCCAAGTTTCTGTATTTTGTTTTCTAAATCAGCTCTTTTTTTAGCTATTTTGCTTTCAACTAATTTTTTATTATCAGGATCTTTTAGTAAATCTTGAAAAACTTCTCTTTGTTTTAAAGCCTTGTCTTGACTTATATATACATTTCTATCTGCAGCTTCTAAATCATTTACTCTATCAGCTTCCTCATAATTGTAAAAAAGCATGTCATCAAATGACTGCACTCCTTCTCTTGACGTGTCAAAGTCTTGAAGTTGTGTTTGCTGAGGTTGAAGCTGAGCAACGGCCTGCTCTTGTATTTCCTCTGGTAAAAAACCTAACTGAGACAATATAGACGCCTCAGCATTTTGAAGAGCTATATTTTTTGGATTACTTTTAGCTTTTTCACTAGCGTTAATAAACTCTTCATCTTCAGGTCCTTTATATAAAACCTGTAAGTTTAAATTTCCTTCATCATCTACGTCAGCTTCATATTTATATTGATAGTCATTGGCCTCTATAATCTCACCTGCTTTTGGTGCACCTTCGTATTCTTTTTGTAAGTAATTATTTATTACTTCAGCTCTGTCTACAGGTTGTGATTTTATACTAGCACCAAAATTAGCTACTTCTTGTGATAGTGAGTCCAAAGAACGCGGATCGAAAATAGATACCGTACTTTTTTTCTCGGATGCTTCCGGTTGTTCGGTGGGTGCTACATCTGCATCCTCCTGGGTTGCAGCACCCTCTGTCTTTACCTCTTCTTCTTCTACTACTTCAGCTTGTTCTGAAGGCTGAGGATTACTAGCTAACCACTGTTGTAAAGCTTGTTTTCTTTCTTCTTGCGGTAGCGTTTGAACTGAAAAGAAATAATCTGCTTTATTTTTCTCCCACTCTTGTATATTCATTATATTAAATTTAAATGTTGTTTTCTTGCATGAACTTTTCTACTTTGGCCTTTTTGCCTTCTTCTAAATCAAAAACGCTAGCGTCTTCTTCAACGGTAGGTAGCTGATTTGTTAAAAATTGAGATAAATAATTGTTCATAAAATAGCTTATGTATTTTCTTTCAAATAAAACTTTTTTGTCTTGGCTTAATGGTAAATCTTCCTCATAACTCCAGCTTTCAGATGCTGCATTAGCATTTTGTACCATTTCAGCATCTTCTGCAACGCTTGTTCCTTTTGCGATATAAACGTTCCACAGAGCTACAGCTTCTTGCTCTTGACCTAATATACCAGCAACTTCAGCTTCAATAAATGGCATAGCTTTTCTAGTGATTTTATCCATATCGTATTGTAGTACGTTTCTACCTTTACCATTTCCGATGTCAACTATTTCATAGTCAAATGATCCATCAGGATTTTTAAGTACAAACTCTTCTGATATTTTAGCTGTAGGTGCTAATTCACCATTTTCTTGCATATCCTCAGCATCAAATAAACCTATTTGAGGTAACAAAGCTAACATTAATTCGCTTATATTAGGTGTAGCAGTTACAATGCTAGTGCCAGCTTCTGCTAATATAGTTATAGCAGAACTGTTTATAACCAAAGGCTCTTCAAATAAGGGTCCTGTAAAAATAAGTTCTTGAGACCCGTTTTCTAATAAGTTTAAAACTACATCATAACCATGTGTTTTAGAGAAACCAGGTTTTTCAGTCAATATAGAGTTTGCTACAGTATATTTAAAATTATTGTTAGGATCAAAGTTAGAATCTTCTGTTACTTGCAATTGAGATGTAACTTCAGATAAAAATTCAATAGCATTAGTTGGTGATTCTTTAATTATTTTTAACTGCTGATATTCATATTCACAGTTATCTGTTGTGCAAGTGTTATTTTCTATAGCCATCATTAATGCAGCGTATATTTTACCTGTAGGCCTAAATGCTTTACCTAATATGTCAAAGTTAACATCGTAATTGCTAGCTATAAATCTCTTGTCAAAACCAAGCGCGTTGCTTTGATTTAGCTGTCTTATTAAAAGATTTGTACTTATATTTTTATTCTCCATGTTATTATGATTGACCCATTCCCATTAATGCAGACCCTAAACCTCCAATAGCATTTGTCATGGCGTTTGATGACGCTGCTTGTGCTTTTGATTTAGCTCCTGTTAATGCGGCTAATTTATTTCTTTGGTAGTTTATAGAATCTTGCTCTCTAGTCTCCGTCATTTGCTGTCTAATCTGCTCGCCTCTACCAGTTAACTCTTGCACCCTACCAGCTTCAGATATTTGAAGTTGTTGTATTCTTTGTGCGTCTGCTAATTGAGCTTGTTCCATTTGTTGTTGGCCTTGAGCTCTTAGTTTTTCGTTTTGAGCTTCTTGACTTTCAATACTAGCAGCAACACCTTGCTTACTTTGTAATGCAGCTTGAGCAAGAGCAGTTGCGCCACCTGCGCCAGCGCCAGTAGCCCTCAATGTATCTAAAGTGTTTGCCAAGGCAATATCACTTTGTTCCATTTGTATTTCAGCCGCTTTTGTAGCTACACTTAAATTAGCAAAAGGGTTTGTAACTTTACTAGATAAATCTTTGGCTAACGCAGAAACGTCTTCTACACCTCTATAGGGGTTTATAATTTGTTGTCTACTAGACTCAAGCGAGTTTAGTTTAGCTGTTTCTTGTCTAACCTGTCTAGCCAACGCTCTAGCTCTACGCTTTGCAGCTCTAGAACCAAATATTCCTCCTGCTATTTTTAAGGCGCCTCCTATTATTAATGATGCTGGCATAATTTTTTATTTTTATTATTAATATCCACTTGCGAATGTATAATTTGATGAAACTGCAAATAACTCTTTAAATCCTTGTGGATCCGTGGTTGTGTCTGTTGATACTTTAACATTTGCAAAAAATCCTTTTATTCCTGATATTTGATCTCCAAATATTATTTCACCTTGCGAAACAGGTGTATTGTTTATTAAATTAGCGCAGTATTTATTTTCTTTTCTATCAAAACCTGCTCTAAATATAGGCTGAATTACAGCAGCTGATCCAGTATTTGGAGGTACAGCTGAGTCATAAGCACCTTCTGTGTAACTTCTAACCAACGCTGTTGTATCAACTACAAAAGCATTAGCACTTACATAAGTTCCAGGTCCAGTTTCATCTGATGAAAAAGAGTTAACTTGCCAACCGTTAGTTCCTTCGTAATTTACAGTATTAAAAACTTTTGAGTTACTAGGCATTGGGTTGAAAACAAAATCAACCGATGAAGGTGTTGAAACACCATAAAATTCATTATAAATACCATCTGGTGTATTATGTAAATATAACTTGTCTTCAAATGTAGTATAGTGTTGATTTCTAATACTAAATGATTGACTAGGCTTATAACTGTAGAAGCTTATCCAACCCGCAGCTCTTTCATCATAAGATAAAGTTGGATATGTTAATTCTAAAGTAGGATTAGAAGCTTGTAAAGATAAAACATACTCTTTATTGTATATATCCCAAGCACCTATAATTTTTCCTTTACCAAAATTAGTAGAGTCTATGTTTATTATTTCACTTCTAAAGAAAGAGTTCATACCTGTATTTGATATTTCCTCAATGCCATTAGCACCTAATCTTAATACAGAGTGTTGATTTGGATCTACAAAGTATTTATTATAACCATAAACTGCAAAACTTTCAGGATGTTTACCTATACCAAAATTTCCAGCAAATGGAACAATTTGACCAACAACTGTTTTAAGTGAGCTAACCGGTAAACCACCACCTTCAGCAGAATATATAGCATCCTTATCTATCAATGCTTTGTTTACTTTGAATTCTTGAAATATAATCAAGTTAGTATCTTCTGCATAAAGCTTTTGAATAGAGCCATTAGCTGGATCTAAACTTTTAGTTATTTCTTCAGCTACACTAAAAACATTAGTTTCATTAACACCAGTTCTAGAGTTATATATACCTGAATATATTAAAGAATTAAATCTAATACTAGAGTTAGGTTCTAATTCAACTAGATAAGCCCTAACACCATAATCAGTAGAAGTATTGTTATAACCACCTCTAATTCTTGATTCTTCTACTATCCAGCTAAGATCGTTATTTATGTTTGTGGTTCTAGGAAAACCACCTATATCTTCAGGTATACCAAAAGAGCCATTCCACCTCGGCGTCGCAGAAGTGTTATCTAGCATCTTTTTAAGCACATAGCTGTTAAAGTATTTTACTTCTAAAATAGTAGCCATATTTTTTTATTATTACTTTTTTTTTATAAATTTTACTATTAAGCTAAAGCTTTTAAATAAAACTGTACGTAAGGGTTACCTGTAAAAGGTCCTAAAATATTAGAACAAGTTACTTCTGTTTGAACATTATAAGCGTTGTTCGGAGTTGAAAGACCCCATCCAGCAGGCATTGTAAAAGGTGGTGAAGCTGTATAAGTAGGAGAAGTGTTAGTGGTTACTCCAACTCCAATAACAACCAAAGTGTAATCAGGAGAAGTAAAATTACTGGTTTCAGAAAATCTATGTTCCACTCTTACTAATCCTAAAAGTTCACTTTTAAGTGGGTCATTGTCAAGTGCACGAAACTCAGCTGTCATTGTAACGTCTGCGTCATTTGATAATCTAACGGTGCCTTCAGATACATTACTATTAAATCCATTGTTAGGAAAAGGGGGCGATGCGCTTGGAGGAAAAAAGCTTTGAATCCAAGTCCAATTTTTCTTAACTTCAAAAAATCTAGATGGAGAATTACTACTACTACCAGATATTAAAGCATACGAAGTGGATGGCGCCCACCAAAGTATTGCAGGTGCTTGTGAAAACTCAAAGAAAACAGTACAAGTATTTTGAAGACCACCACCATCAGTTACTAATATTGTTAATCTATAACCAACATTAGACTGCAATGTGTTATTTTGAGGTACACTTACCGCGACGCTGCCTGGAGAAAATAATGGACCAGAAGCATTTGAATCTATAAAAAACTTACCAACTGGTGATATAGTATCATAAACTCCAGTACTCGTGTTAAATTGCGCTAAATTTTGTATTTGAAAATCTAAATTTAATTGATCTAAATCTTGTGTTGAAGAGCCATTTTCAGATTCTAGCTTAAACAAAGGACCGTAATCTTCGTCTACATCAAACGTAGAACTAGTTATAAGAACTAAAGGACCACCACATGATAATGTTACGCTTGCTTTAGGTATTGTAATTACTGGTGGATCTGGCTGTATATTACCTAATACACCTGTTATTTCATCTATTAAAGGAGCTCCAGACTCTGGATTATCAAACTCTAAATTAAATGTATATGTATGGTCTAAAATGTTATCTGTAACCACTAAACCAGGAACATCACTAACGGGTGTTGTAACCGGGTCTAAACATAATACTATTTTAAAGAAACCGTTTGGACTTGCTGCGTTTGTAGGAATAACTTTAAATATACCTAAAGCTTCGTTTGAAGAGTTATAATAAGGAATTCCTTCTTGATTTTCTGTATTAGGGTTTGAACCACCACCAACCTGGTTTGTTACAGATATTAAGTTACAACTGTTTTGCGCTGGATTTGTAAAGTCAGAACCATCAAGTCTAACAGGTTTGAAAGGAGCTGTTACATCAATATCTAAATCAGTTACAGGCGAAGCATTTAAACCTTCCATACCTTCATTTAATTTCCAAGCACCACCTTGTATTCTGTCGAAAGCATTTGGTGGAGGTCCTTCATCAATAGCTTTATTTAATAAATCTATTCTACCGGTTGTAGAAGTTTCATAATATATATCTAGTAAAGAAACTACAGGTTCTGTTTCTAGCACGTTTAGCTTTGGTGCAACAGTATAAAAACCGCTAGGCGTTGGAACTTGAACACCAAACTGCTTATTTGTATTTATTCTAGCTATAAGAGAACTCGCGTCTGGAAACTTTTCTTGACCAGCTGTTGTAGTATCATATTCAAAATTATAAAAAACGTATTCCCCAGTTGTAATTATTGGAAAATCTTCATAATTAAATAAGTCTTTTATAGTGGCTATTGTAGTTGTTATATCAGGTGTTCTACCTGTGTAATATTGATAATTAAGCAATAAACCTGGCGCCGCGGTTGGCGGATTGTTTGCTACTTTAGGAAATAATCTAACGCTACTTCTAAACTCTCTTTGGGTTGGACCTACTTCTGTTAAATCTCTAGGTATTTTATTTATATTATCGTTATATAAAACTATATGAGACGTGTTATCTACTTCTTTATCCCTGTCTAATGGATAAGCGGCCATTGCTGTAGGAACATAAATATTATAATACTCCTGTTCAGTTTGTTTCACTACTATTTTAAAAGAGTACCAACCTAATGGATTATAGGTTGCAGAATTAGGATCACCATTATATAAACCAGGCGTTCCTGTTGTAGGGTTTTTTATACTAGATACAAAATCATTAAATTGTATTTTTAATGAATCTCCATCAAAATAAGGTATACCATTTGTTGGATTACTAGAGCTAGTTTGATTGTCTTCTAAACTTCTAAACTGTGTAAATATAGAAGAAGCTAAAAAACTAGATTGACCGCCAAGTCTAGACTTAGAAAAAATTACAGTAGATTGTCTTCCAAACTTATCTGATAGTACAACGCCAACTTCGTAGTTTCTATTTTGTTTTAAACCAGCGTTAGGATATTCTACAATGCTAGTATAATTGTTAACCACATTGTCACTTATAAAAAATTCTTCTTCTTTAGCGCCAGCGCCTAATGTATAATCTAAAAATTTCGGTGGCGTGTGCTTGTCTTGAAAATTACCATATATAACTCTATTGCTTACAACTTCTTGAGATACAGCTTTTACTGGTATTTTATCAGAAACTCTAGTTGTTTCTTTTTGTGGTAAAACTTTAAATGGAGGTTTTGATCCATATTCATATTGATAATAAGGGCTTTCACCGTAAACGTTATTTTCAAGAGGTATACTTTCAACTACTTTTATGGTTGTTTGATCAGACTCTTTATACAGTATATCTAACTCAACAACTTTTAAAACGCTATTTAAGTCATCAGCTGAAGAAGGTAAAGGAACATTTAAAAGTATTTTATTAACTTTATTTTCCATAAAGCCAACTTCAGTACTTCTATACGCCTTTTCTTCGTCTGTTAACTCTTCGTCAGAAGCTCCAAACTCTGTATTTCTAAAATAACCATCTTGTTTAGGTATAAAACATGGCTGCGTAAATGGAGCTATTAAAGAGTATTCACCGTCATCAAATCTAAATCTATATGAAAATCTTACAAATTTATCTTCTAAAAAATCTACGTTGGCATTATCTTTAAATATATTGTCAAAGTAAGGATTTGCTAAAGCTAATTTAACATTTGTACCAATAACGTAATCTGGAGAAGTTATACCCGGCGTACATAATATTTGTATATAAGGAGTTGGTGCAGCTACAACTTTATTAAAAGCAGTAACTGTAGAACCTGTATCTACAAAATCACCACTAGAGTTTTCTAAAAAAACATTTAACCCCACAACATCTACTTCACCGACATAATTAGCTAATGTTAAGTTAAAGTCTGTAGGAGAGGTTATAGCATCTATATCAGAGTTAGCTTCAACTGGTAGATACTCGCTTATAGCGTCTTGCATTGTTGTCTCAGCATCAACAAAACTCAAAGCTGTACCCGATGGAAGTGTTAAGTTTTGATTAACTGTAACGTCTGTTGGCCAGTTTTCTGATATTATAAATGTATTACTGTTAACAACGTTTACTAGTAGAGTAGCAGCATTGTTTCCTGTAGCACCAATAACAGTTATTGTTTCACCATTAATATATCCCTTACCTGGGTCAGTTATAGTAAAACCTGTTATTTCTCCACTACCACCTACGCTTGTTACATTTATAATTAAACCACTACCTAAACCGCCTGTAGTTCCATATGAACCAGTTGTATATGATAAACCAGCATTGACTAAGGTTGCATTAGTACCAACAACTCCATCACCGTTAGAAGGAACAGATCCTGTAGTACTAGTTAAAGGTAAAATGTTAGAATTATTTACAGCTGAAGATAAATCTGCTGTTGCGAAAACAGCGCTAGAAGCTTGACTAGGTTGATAGAGCTGTATGGTTTCATAAGGATAGTATTTAGCTACTGATATTTGATCTTCTGTAGTGTAATATGTACTATCTCTATTTATATTTATTTTTCTAGGCTGGTTTCTATTGTCAGTGAAAAACAATAATTCTTCTAATAGACTTATACCAGTTATTGGATATAGTGTAGAAAAATTTAAAAAAGGACCGTCAACAAGAGTTGTTAAATTGCCAGAGTCTATACTGTATGAAACTATAACGCTATCAGAAGGAAGTATAGATTGTATAGTTAATCTAGCCGCGTTATTGCCTCCGTCTATTTGAACAACATCTCCAACAGTGTATCCAGCGCCGAAACTAATTATAGTCGCACTAGTTACTTGACCTGTGCCATCAACTGTTATACCAACTGTTAAACCATTAGCGTCTGCATTAGCAACTGTAATATTTGTAGTTTCACCTGTTATTTCTGTAGTATAAGTACTACCAGCTGCAGTGATACTTATTGGACCTCCAGTTGAAGTGTCTTGATTATCAGGGTATGTTTGATTGTTTCCAACTGATCCATTTGCTACATACGGTTCTAATATATTGTTGGTTAGAAAAGCGTATATAATATTATTAGTATTATCCGGTAAAGCACCTACAAATTGAAGGTCAGTTTTACCAAGCAGTGAATCAATAGAAGCAATAAACTTATTGCCTAAAACAGTTTGAGCTGTTCCTACGTTTTCTCCAGTAGATTTATTTATAGATACATTAACAGCGTTTCTATATTCACCATTAGGGATTAATCTATCATCAAGATCTTTATTCATTTTAGATTTGATGAAACTATTTTTAATCTCTGCCATTTAATTCTAGTGTTTTATCCATTTAGACTTACCACGCATAACTTGTACAAACTCATCAAGTTTTATATTTGATAATCTAATTTTTGCATTTCTTAATTTAGCGCTTCTATCTTTTTTAAGTCTTTGTACCAAATATTCTTGTTGGCCAGATCTTGTAGCGACTATATTATATAGTATAGAAGCATATAGAGCATCTTCTGCTAGCTTTGGAACTTTAGTGTCAAGATCAGTTGCTAAACCGTCAGATATGTATTCTAATACGATTAGCTTATCTGCTAAATCATTAGAAAAAGACATTTTACCTTCTCTATGATTTATGCTAAACCAACCGTTTACTTGGGATGTCTGTGGATCAGAGCCATACAATCTACCAGTATTAAAATTACCATCAAAACCATAAAGATTCCACCAGTAAGCAAAGTCTTGAAAATTATCTAATAAATTAAAGTTTAATAAATCTAAATTTGCTTTTTTAAATCGCTCTTCAGTCAAAGATGTTCCTTCAATATTTTCACCAAAGTTATCTTGTGTAGGAACTCCAGTCGCGTCTTGAACAGGATTGTTGTAAGGATTTATTGTTAAATTATTAACTGGATATATTATTCTTTTTATACCTAACTCATCTATACGCGAAACTCTAACGTAGTTTACGTAATCTTGAGGCAATACAATGCTTAATGAAGCTGGAACTGTTAGCTCTTGAGAATGTACACTTTTTAATGTATCATAACTAAATTCTTGCAAAGATCTTTTAGCAAAAAATAATACATCAGATTTTTTACATTTTTGAAGTATTTTACCGTCACCAACATAACCAACCATAAAATTATCTATAGCATCGTTTAATGTTATGTATTCATAACCGCCATAGTTTTCTTCAACAGTTTGACCAAAAGCATCTTGATTGCCGTAGTTACCACCACTGAGTGTTTTTAATTGTACAACTACGATAGTGTTTTGTGGCAACAAAATCGGCACAGCTTGCGTACCTATATATATCGTGTTGTTATTTACCTCGTATTGACTTGTATATTCCGTAAAACTTCCTGGTAAACCACTTGGACTTGTATATAATTTAAAATTATTTAACGCGTAATTTATTTCTGTGTTATCATATGATCCAAAAACTAGATCCGTATCAAAAGTAGTTACGAAAGAACTTTGGCCAGCTACATCAGTAATTAAAAAAGGTTGTGCGCCTTGATAATATTGTTGGTTAGTTTCTGTACTCATTTAATTAAGATTTTTTATTTACTTCAGTTGCTTGAGCCTCTTGAGCCGCAACATCAATTATAGTAGGATCATTTATTACAACACCAAAATATTTTAATATATTTATAATTATATTAGTTTGCTCTGATATGTCTAGTTGAAAATTAACAGTTGTAGAACCAACTATTGAAGCGTCAACAAACTCATACTGTCCTAATGCGCCAATGTTATAGCCCCATATTGGAGACGTTGGATTTGTTATGCAATTGACACTAACGCTATCAGCGGCTGTGGGAGATGGTGATATAACCAATGCTAGTTGATTTTCTAAACCAGTAGGTGTTGCGTTTGTTGTAATAAATAAAGGATATTGTTTTGTCGGAGCGGTTAGTTTTGATCTTGTAATTTTGTCAAAATCTTTTTTACTAACCAATTGAGTTATAGACTGATATTTAGGTTGGCCATTGTAAGTTGTTATGACTTCACCTATTTTGTAGATAGTATCAGACGCGGCATTGTAAAAAGAATTATTAGCTGAATCATACGTAAACGCTATTTCTTTTTCAAACGGATACAACTTGTAAGCAATGTCTTTAAACATGTTAAAAAACTCTGTATCGTTTTCTGTGTTGTTTTGGTTTTTTCTGTTTTGCTGGTTAGCATCAGGAAAATAAGAATTAAATATTTCTTTCTGTACTAAATCAGCAATACTATTAAATTCAGCAGGTGTTACATAACCTCTTTGTTCTTTGTTTAATATGTACAAGACTGTTGTGTATACTGTGTTTACGTTTACTGCCATTTTATATTTTTATATAAATACTAAGAAGGCGGCCGAAACCGCCTATATTAGTATCACTTGTTTTTATAGTTTTTTATCTATAGATTTATAGACTTCAACTCCTTCGTCTGTTTTCAAGAAAGCAGCAAAAGCCGAATATGGATTTTCATCAAAAGGTACGTTCATTAGTTTTCTACCATTTGTTCCCCACGTAAATGTTCTTTGATCTTGAGATAACTTAATTATTCCAGCTTCAGCAGCTCTCACGGCAAAGTTTCTTAATTGAACATTATCATCATTAGCAAGATTTATAAACAAAGCAGGATTGTTTCTAGCAAACAGCAGTAAATCTCTTCTTAGCTCTTTTGAACTCATTGAGTTTACTTTTGATCCTAACTCCACTCTTAATATTGCTTCAGCGTGATCTACGTCTATACTTCTAGCAGCATTTAAAGCATCTATTTGAAGATCTAAAATATCTAACTCATCTTCAGCTACTTCAACTGCATCAAACTCTTCATATAACCTACCTTTTAATGGGTGGTATAATGAAAGTAGTTTTTGAAGGTTTTGTTTGTTTTGTGGAACTCTTAATGTTCCATCTTGAAAAATAATATGACCAAGAGTAGCTTCGCCTTTTTGCTCGTCTACAAAGCAAGATACCTGATTTGTAGCGTATCTTATTTCTTTTTGAGCTCCAGTTTGTTTATCAAAATAAAGCAAAGAGTGTTTTTGCGTATGCTTACTTGGTATTGTTAATGTTAAAGGATTTTTATTTCCTTTTAAATAGTAAATTCTATCTTTAATTTCCCAACTTGGTTTAGCTGGAGTTTGTGGTTTTTTTGTTTGAACTGGTGCGTTTTTTGCAACAGTTGACTGAGGTGCAACCTCAACAGTTTCTTCTGCTTGAGCTTTTTTAGCCATGATATAATAAAATTAAATAGTTAATAAAGGTAACAGTTACCCCCGTTATTTTAACGAGGGTAAACATTACCTGTGTAATTACACTCCTTTGAAGAGTACAAAGTTGTTAGCAGCTTGTGTTACTAAACATCTTTCTGATAAGAAGTTAACTTCCATAGCATCAAGAGTTGAAGTGAAAGCACCACCGGCAGAACCAGTTAACCAAGACTTCATACGACGGTCATCACCTTGAGAAGCTCTGTATCGCACGTGCAAGAATGGACGACGAATGTTAGTTCCTAAGATTTGATCGTAAACAGTAGAAGTTCCAGCAGGTACTAATACACCTTCAATTGAATTAACACCATCGATAGCTCCACGAGTAGAAGCATCGTTTAAGTATTTCCAATCAGTTTTATAGAAATCATAAGATCCTCTACGGAAACCGCTAAATCCAAGATTTAAAGCCATTTCTTCAGAGTTTTCAAATAATCCATAAGCAGTACCACCTTGAGCGCCACCAGAAATAGAAGCTAGCATGTCATCAAAATCAAGAGCAGTTTGTCTTTGCAAAAATAACATGTTTTCTTCAATAGCACCTTGAGTGTCTAAGTTTTTCAAAATAGCATCAAAAGCAGTAAGTCCAGCCGCAGCTGTAAAGCCAACGTTTACATTACCTCTATCTTCGATAGCAGCAAATAAACCTTCTGTTCCTGGTAACAAATCAGTTTGATAATCACCACCACCAGCGTTTGCATTTTGCTCACCTTCTACTAAAGCCATTTCTAAGTAATCTTCAAAACGTAAACGAGTTTCAGATTCAGCTTTCAAATACCATAGGTAACCAGACGCGCCGTCTTCAGTGGCAACTTCAACCCAACCTATTTGAGCCATATCAGAACCATTAATTACATATTGGTTTTTGATAATAACTGGTGAGTTAGAAAATTGCTTAAAAGAAGGATCAACAGATACTCTTTTAGCGTTAACACCTGTAGCTTCAGTTAGCGCAGTTCCTTTTTGATAAGCAGAACCGTAAACAAATAGTTTAAGATCAGCAGCAGCAGCTCCAAATACACCTTGTAAAGTTGCACCTGAAAACAAAGTAACAGTTAATACAGAACCAGCGCTACCAATAACGATACCTTTTGCTTCTAAACCTGTACTTGGTTGCATTACAACAACTGTGTCATTAATAGATACTACATTTGTAATATCAGCAGCAGCACCAGGGTTAACATCGATAGTTGTTGCGGCAGGAAGATCACAATCTTTATAAGCAATGTGCAATCTTGTTTGTTCAGACCAAATAACTTGATCAGAAGTCATTGGCATTTCAGCGCCAACCATTCTTAAGAATCCAGATAACGTACGGTTTCCGTAACGCTCCACTTCTTGTTCGTAAATTTCAGGTAAATATTGTTGTGCAAAATTTCCACCAGCAGCACCATCAAATACTAGATAGTTGTTAGCTAAAGTTTGTTGAGTTGCACTAGGTACAATACTACCAAATTGAGGAGTTAAACTCATGATAAATAATTTTTTTAGTTAAATTTTTTTGTTTTAATTTTAAGTTTTGTAGAATCAGCACCAGAAATAGCTTTAACTTTAAATCCACCAATAAACACTTCGCCTTGAGTAGATCTAGCTTTAGAACTACTAAGATTTTTTGAATTGTTTACAACGTTTTTTACAGCGTCTGCTTTTCCTTGCTCATAAAAATGAGCTGCAATGCGATCTACGTTTTCAGCAGCATACATAGCTTTGTGATATCCAGCCGCGTCTATAACATTACCGCTTTCGTCTAGGAACTTCCCCACGAGGTTTGTTATGTCTGACTGTCTTTCTGCAACTTTATCTTTATTCTGAATACTGTACTTATAAGTTTTTTCGCCTACTTTAAAATCGAAACCTTCGAAATTATCGCTAAAAAGCTTATTAGTAGATTCTTTGAATCTAAGATGTTGTTGCTCAGCTTGTTCTTGCTCCTTATTATATCGATTGAAAAAGTCCATAGCTTTTTGTTGTTCCTGAGTTACGCCCGGTCTCAACTTGATCTCGTCGTAATATTTACTCTTAGTTTCCTCTAAAAAGTTTTTGGCTTTTGCAACTTCTTCTTTAAATGCAAGTTTTTTCTTGCGTATATCTTTTTCCTCGTCTAGATCTTCGTCATAGTCAAAATCTTCTAATAATAGACTAACATCTGAATCGTCTAGATAAGGTTTATTTTTCTTGTAGTATTCCTTTAATAAAGTTTTATCGTCAATGCTAGAATAATCAGCATTTAATCTTGTATAATCCTCTATTGTACCACCCGTTTCTTGCATAAAAGAAACTAACTTTTCAATGTTCTCAGGTAATTGTTTACCTAAAATTTTTTCATCTCTAATAGCTTCTTTAACTTCAGCTTCTACTTTTTTAACTTCTTCTGCAGAAACTTCTTTTAATGGACTTACTTCTTTTTCGGCGGTCCGTACTTCTTCAACCAATCCTTCGCTGTTGCCACTGTCTTTGGATTTTTCGACAATAACATTGCTATCATTTGTCTCTTGTGCTTGAACGGCATCTTCTTGTTTTTTTGGAATTACTACTTTTTTAACCTCTGGTTCTAACTCAATCAAAGGTTCTTTTGGATTAACGTTTACTTTAGTAACGTTATCTTTAACTTCTGTTAATTTTTTAGGTGTTTTCTTTTTAATTTTGAACTCACCTTCTTGTTTTACTTCTGTTGACATAATATAATATAATTAAATAATTAAAAAAAATTAAACAAATGGATCAATATCCTCTGCTGGAACACCTTCTTGCATTTCAAAGTTTATAGAAGGTCCATCATTTTGTCTTTGTGTAATCATTTTACTTTGTTGCGTACCTTCCATTTTTATACGCTTGTCTTTTCTATTTTCTATTTGTTGTTCTTTTTGAGCAATAGTTTCAACTTCTATTTGTTTAAGTTGTAAATCAAACTCAAATCGCTTTTGCATTTTCTGCATTTCAAGCTCACTTTGTATTTGCATACGCTGTATTTCCATTTGATTTTTAGCTTGCTCATACTGCACCTTAGAGCCACTAATAGCTTCTTGCTTTTGAACCTCAGCCATAGCTGTTCTTTCAGCTGTTTCAGCTTGAGCGCTAGCTTGCGCAGCTATATTAGCTTGTTGATTAGCTTGATCTTGAACAGCTTTAGCTTTACGCTTAACCTTTAACATTTGGTTAGCTAATTTAAGATTTTTTATTTGTCTTAAATCTATAGCGTCTTCTAAGTCAATACCACCCTGTGCAATCGCGGCTTGTATGTTTTGTTCCAGCTGCGCTTGCTCTTCTTCATCTGGCTCTAGTTCTAAGAAAATACCAAAGTCATGAAGATTTAAATTAACTATCTCCTCTAACGTTCTAACATTAAAAGTAGATATAGAATTTTTTAAAGAGTTTTTAGTTAATGGAAACTCTAACGCGTCAGCTATTTTAAGAGCAACGTTTTCTGATGTTCTAAGAGTCAAATACAAGCTAGACTGTAATATGTGTCTAGTTGCTGTATTAGAAGCGTTAGCCGCTAGTTTTTGTAAACCTACTAATGTGTTTCTATCTGGCAAACTTCCATCTCTAGCCTCGTTAAGACCGGTCACGTCACGTATCATTTGTAAGTAATACTGATAAGTTTGAATTAAACTAGCTATTTTAGCATTACCACCGCTACTTTGAAGTTCTTGTATTGGCACTTTACCAGCATTCATATCACCGTCTTGAGTAAGTGATCTACCCACGATAGAACCGGTTTGAAAATACATATTTAATGCTTCAGCTGGATTATAGTTTGTACCATTACCAAGATCAACTTCAGCTAAACCGTCCATGTCTAAATAAACACCATCTGGTACCATACGAGATATAACTTGCTGCAGTTTTAAGTGTGTTAGTTGAATCATATCAGCAAAGCCAGTACATTTACTAACCATGGACTCTATTCTACCTTTGTATATTCTAGGAGCACAAATAGCATAATTCATTCTAACTTTTGTAGTATCTGCAGTAGGTCTAGTCATGTTTTCTGACAAACTCCAGTCTAACATTATGTCAGTTCCTAAAACCTTAGCGCCACTGTATAAAACCTCTATAGATCTTGAAACTCTTTCGAACATATCATTTTCAGGTGGATTAAAAGTGTCTGGTTTTTCAATAGCTTTTAATAAACCTTGTTCTGTTTGTTTTATTTTGAAAACTTGATTATGATATGTTTTATAGTCAAAATATAAAACTTGAACAGTATTATTATCATAATTACCGTAACCAGTTATATACGACTTATTACCTGGCATTTTTTCTATCATCTCCAACTCTGCTGTTGGTATTCCAGGAAATTCTTTTTTAAGTTCTGGTATTGTTATAGACTTAACTTCACCAACATAATATATGTCTTCAAAATTAGGATCTTCTGTATAAGAATAAACTATATAAGCTGGATCAACGTACTTTACAGTAACGCCTTCAGCTGTATTAAAATCTGTTTTAACCGCCGCTATACCAAGCACAGCTAAATCCATATTTAACCTTTTTCTAGTTAAATCATATTTATTTTGAGCCATTACACTAGATATAGCCTCTTCTTGAGCTATTTCTATAGACTGCTTATAACTAAGTTGCATGTGAAGTTCTAAATCTTCAGGCGTTTCTGGAACTATATCTTTACTAGTTGATTGATAAGCATCAATACCTAGCGTTGCTTCTAAACTTTCTAAATATTCTTTAGCAAGCATATCTTCATACAACTTAGAAGCGTAGTTAGTTCTTTTTCTTACCGACTCAGGATCTTGAGCGTATGCTTTTACGTCGTAAGACTTTTGAGATATTCCATTAACAACTATATCTACAAATTTAGACAAAATAGGAACTGGTGTCCAATCTAAATTAAGATAAGATAAATCACCATTTATAGATAATTCATCTTTGTACTTTTGAACACTTTGTTCACCTCTAGCATATAGCCTTAATTGATTATAGTTATTCCAATTAGTTAAATACCTATTACCTGTTGTTCGACCTTGATCAAACCACTCGCCTTCTATAGCTTGAGCAACTTGCTTACCATATTCAATGCTAGCTTTCTCTTGATCACTAACAACTTGGCTAGGAAATGCACTTCTAGTATTGGTATATATATTCATTAACTTATTATTTTTGACGTATTTCCTCTGTTATCATATTTTTTAATACCTAAATCATATGATACTAATTTTCTTGGAGCACTTGGCGCATATCTATGTTTATTGCAAGCCATTAAAGCTAAACCAGAACTTATAGATGCATCATGCTTTGTTCTATTGTTTATATTAAATTTAGCCCAGTCTTCTAGTGTACGCTGGAAATACATATCACCATAACCTCTTTCTCTTAAACCTATAAAATCTTCTATGTAAGACTCTATAGCCGCGGCATGGGCTTGTTTTATATCTTCACTTGAATTTGGTATTCCACCTAATTCTCTTTCTGTTACCGAAAGCTTGTTTCTTTTTCTATCAGGTCTATTCATTGAAAAACCTCTATAACCTCTACGTTTAAAATGATAAAGCAGTCTTGGTTTATTATTTTCAGCTAATATCGGCATACCGTAAAATATACAAGCCATCAAAACATCTTCAAAGAATACCTCAGCCGTTTGGGGTCTAGATATATATTCTAAAAAGAAATGATTTGGTGGAGCATCAGTCATTGAAAACTTTGTAAGCCCATGAAGAGAGCCATTAGAACCTCTTTTGTCAACTGTACCTGATATATCATATGGATCACATCCAAAGGCACCAACGTGCTCATTGCCAGGATATCTAATACCATTTTTAGTTACTACGTTGTTTTGTATGTTAACAGGTGGAACCCAAGTAATATTGAATCTACCATTGTCATTTGGCATAAAAACAACCTCACTATCTTTAATCCCATCTTTCCACAAAAAATTACCTTTTGTTACATTTATAGAGTTTTTTAAATCTTCGTTAAAATCTATTTGCTCGTATATTTTAGTTAGATTAAACAAAGATTCTTTTGACTCATCTCTAAACGCGTGTTTTGTAGTTCTAGGAAATTGTCTATAAAATTCATTTAAAGCATCTTGATCCTGCTTTAAACCTTCAACTTCATTTTCCCAATACTCTATTACACCTAAGTCTATTTCTTCGCCTTGAGGGCCTTTAACTGCTTTACTCGGCGTGTCGAATACAGGTAAGCCATAAGAATCAATGTATCCTTCGTAGTTCCATTCCATAGGTATGAACAAAGAATATAATCCTGACTTAGTCTGTCCATTGGCGTTTCTTTTCGTAACATCTGAGTCATTGTATAATTTTTTGAAGTTACTACCACCTTTATCTAAAGCATTTGATGTACTTCCCATCATACACTTACCAATAATTCTAGAACCCAACCTCAAACAGGTTTTTGTAACCCTCCAGTTGTTTAATATATTATTAGGTTTTTCCCACTTACCACTTTCATCGTGGACTAGTAGTTTTAATTTTTCCCCATCGTACGAGTTGTCGCCTGTGTTTTTCCAGTCGATCGTAGTGTCGAGCCCGTCAAGCTCTTGAAGCTTTTCGTTGGTTTCAAGTTTACGTCTTGTGTATTTTGTGGCTGGTACTCTATAGGCAAGTTCTGTCTTGGGCCTGTCCATACCGTCCTGGATCGGTTTGAAAAAAAACGGGTAGTTGACTGATATTGGTACGACCTTGTCTGTGAACATCTTCTTAGCATCGGGGCCAGACTTAGACAAGATACCGTACCGTGCATCTGACGTAATTGTCGCCATATTAACGGTTTCTGCTGAAGACATAAAAGAAAATCCGGAACGTCTGTTTTTAAGATAACACATTCCATAAGATCGTGGGTCGGCTTTACAAGCCTCCCAGAATATAAAGAATAATCTGTTTGATTCCCTAAAGTCTGGCTGCCCAACGTCAATCTTGCTCCACTGCAGGTACATAAAGTGAGTACCAGTAATGTAAGTAGCCACACCCTTATTATAGAACCAAAAGCCCTGTTCTCTTTTATTAAATTCATTATCAATGTAATCATACCATTTTTCTTTAAAATCTAAAGGGTATTCTTCCCAATCAAACACTGATTTAATCTTTTTTAAAACTTTAGGATATTCTGTATATTCCCAAGTATCAGATTTGAATTTATGAACATTGTGTTCTTTTGGTAATCCTATTTTTAGATTTTGTATTTCATATATTTCACCAATTTGGCCACTTTTGCTTATAACAACAATATCGTGTTCTTTGTTGTATCCGTATTTCCATTTTTTATAACGGTTCATACGTTGAATAGTTTTAGGTTTAATGTGGTCTTTTAAAACCTTAAATAGAGCTTGCTTGTACATTACTTAGATCTTCCTTCTGCAAAACCTTTAAAAGTTCTTTCTTCTTTTACTTTTTTAGGTTTATCGTTCAACAAGTCCTCTTCGTTTTCTATTCTAGCAAGTATTTCAAACGCATCGAATATAGCTAGCTTTTTTGTAGCAGCAGCGTTTTTTAATCTATCAGCTGATATATCGTCATCAGAATCAACTATTGGTTCTTTTGCAACCTTTATTAATTCTTCAACCGCTCTGCGCCCAGCGTGGATTATATTCTTTTTCGTTTCCTTGGTGTTCATATTTAATTACAATATCATTAGATTTCATACAGTAAAGTCTCTTATTTTCAACTAAAAACTCCCATTCACCATTAGGTGCATAACCTACTAAGTCGCCTGGGTTTATTTCTAGCGCTTCTAACGACTTATTACCGTATTTTAATATACCAACAAGACTTCGTTCTTTTTCGGTCGCTAGAGAGTCATTACTTTTTATAGGCGTTATAAAACATCTGTCACCAACAGTATTCCAGCCTTTTTCGTTTTTATATAAATAAACTTGATCAGCTCCACAAAAAAATAAATCGTTTTTAAAATAAGATCTACTTTTCTTCTTGTTACCTTTCATGTCATAAAACGTTCTAAACACGTTTTGATGTATAACCACTAAGTTTCCTTTTTTTATATTAGAATTAAACGCTAATGGTGTTTCTATAACTTCGGCTATTCTATTTACAAATTTCCAGTTTTCAATTTTAGTATTTACAACTAAATCTTTGTCACCTATTTTAACCGTATTATTATATTTTTTTCCAACTGGCTTGACTATAAAGTCGTATAAACTTCTCATTAATACTCTAAATCATATTCAACTGATACTGCCATATTGGAATTAAATTTTTTCCAAGGCAGCACTTCATTGTTTTTCTTTATATGAATGTTATAAGAGCCATCAGACTCATTAAATAGTATATACGCTATTTCATGACCGCCGTAAACCTGTTGACCCACGGAGTAATGCATAGCGTCGTTCTTGTAGTCAGAACCAATACTTATTTTTCTTATAACTGAATCCATTATGCTTCTTCAGTTATCTCAGTGTATTCACCAGTTTTAAGATCAATAGATATTTTACCGTACTGTTTTTCAAGCTCAACTTTTTGTTCTTCAAGAACTTTATTTACTTCAGCAACCTTATGTAGCAATCCATGTTTTTTGCTTTCTAAAATACCTATTTCTAGTACAGTATCTTCTAACTCTTTGTTTGTTTTTACAACCTTTTCTAGTTGTTCTTCTGTAATTTTTGCCATTTGATTTGATTTAAATTAATTAATTTTACTTCTTAAATAGATAGTTACACGGTTTTGTGTAAATTTATTATTATTCTACAGCCACCAGGCCATATTGATCTAAGCTTACAGTGCCGGTGCTTAGTACTCTTTGTATTCTGATGTTTTCTAAACCTAAATCAGATGTGTCATTAGGTTTTATAAATACTGAATCTGTTTGACCAGCGAGTATACAGTGAATAATAGTGCTTGTACTGAAAGGACCAAGTAGTCCATAACCGGTATTACCTTTAAGTAAATTATCTGAACCACCGTTGCTTCTATATATTTTATAATTGTAAGGAGCTGCTATTCCACTTACTGGTGGATCAAGTGTTAATTCCTCGTCACTAACAACAGCTGATACTTGAGTTATAAAATCTGGTCTATTTGTTGAATTGTTATCTACGTAAACAACATCTCCAACAGCAACTTTATCAGAATAACCTGTATTACCAGGATTTGAAACTCCATTGAATTTAGCACCAACAGTTGTAAGTGTGCCTGCGCCAGTTGAACTAGCGCCGCTTTGATAAGATCCAGGTTGTGGAATATTTATAGTATCACTAAGTAATACTGGAATAGCTTTATTAAATGCCATAATTTTTATTTATTATTTTTATTTATTGCTTTTGCTTTTTCCCAAGTACGACCCACAAAATATGCGCCGTAGACTGTAACAAGAAGAGTTTGGAATATTGGAATATACTCTTCTGCTATTTTAAATTCTCCAACGTTTCCGTCGAAAAACGCGCACACAGTAAATATAACTGTTAAGTATATAAGTACTAATGGGCGAATGTTTTTAGATAAGAAAGAATCAGACTGCATGTCTGCTTGCCATCTCGCTGTAACTTGTTCTTGAGCTTCTTTATCAGCTTTTTCAAGAATTTCTGTTATAAGACGCTGCGCTTCTAGCTTCTCTTCTTTAGTAGTTGTAAGATTATCTAAAACCTCGCCAACTTCTTTTATGACGGAGCCAGTAAGCCATTGCCAAATTTTTTTCATTATGATCTTTTATATGCCTCGGCTTCCCAAGGTAAGTTTTTAGCTCCTTCTTGCATTTGTGATCTAGAATATTTTTTACCTTTCCAGTAAACGTAATCATTATCATAGTCAAGATCACCTCTACGCATTTGTTCCAAATGTATTTTTTCATGAGCAACCACATCATCAGCTTCTTCAGGACTTAAATCTTTGCTAAGTAGTATAGAGCCATTATTGTTAGCTTTACCCATTACACCTTCTTCCATATCTACTTTGTAAATAGGAGTATTGTCTACCTTGTAAGGCGGATTGTTTAATTTAAAAGCCATATTAGTTTTTGTATGGAAACATTTTATTTAATGCTCCTTTTCTAGCAGCACAACCGCAAGGGATATTTAACCCCTTGCTCATTGTGTCTATTGCTTTTTTAATACCAGTAGCTTTAGTAAACTTTTCTATATCGTCTCCTAAACCTGTTGATTTCATTAGACTCCTAAGCTAAAGCCTGTTAGTTTAGTTGTTGTAGACAATTCTATAACTCTTCCTCCAGGTGAAGCCGTTATAGCGTTATCTATTTCTTTTTGTAAAGCTATTACTTCGTCAGCAGTTGTACTACCACTGTCCACTGAAATAAAACCTTCCATTATGCCTTGACCTGTTGATGCTGTTGTTAATATAGTGATGCCGAAATTTGAATTTGCTTTAAACTGTAAAATATAGTCTAAGTTTAATACGAAAGGAGCACCTCCTTTATAATTTGAGTCAACGTTTGTTAATTTTAAATATCCCATTTTTTTGTTTTATTATTTTGTTATTTTATCCTGGTAGTATTACGTAGTCTGTTATTTTAGCTTCAGTGTGAAGTTTTATCACTGGACCTCCTGGATTAGATGTTAGAGCTGAGTTTATTTCTTTAGCGAAATCATTGTAACTTCCGCCAGTTACCGTAAACTGACCAGCAAGTTTAGTACTACCTAAATTTTGATCAGCTTGTGAATTTGAATTTAATACGTAGCATGCGCTATCTGTGTTATTAGCGTACAAAGTAATAATAGCACTTGCGTTTAACACGATTGGTGCGCTAGCTGTATTGGTTAATTTTAATAATGTTGACATTTTTTTATGTTTTTATTTTTATGTTTATTTTATAATTTATTTGGATCGTAATTTATTTTACCATCTTTTATTATTGGTCTATATCCACCTCTTGGGGCTGGAAAAGCTTTGTCATATGCTCTACTTACCATATTACCATCACCTTTGTGATCGTAAACAATTTCACTTACCTCATCTTTTACTTTGTCAAAAAATCCTTTTTCTTTTTTTGGTTGAGATTTTGATGTTGATTTCTCATCGCCGCCTCTGTTTTGCAATGGAGATGAAAAATGTGATTTACTATGCTTTGACATCCATGATCCTCCACTAGCGTGTTTAGCAACTGGATTGTCATGCATTAAGTTGTGTTTCTCTTGTTTAGCACTTTCCATTTTAACTGGTGTTGTGCTAAATTTAGCGGTTGGTTTACCATCTTTGTCTTTGTAGTGGTAATGCCCTTCGTTATCTTTTCCGTATTTTTGCGATGTATGTTTCGCTGGTGAATAAGCCATAGTTTTTAGTTTTAGAAGCAGTGCTTAGCTGCTGGTGATTTGTGTTTTTTATCATATTTCATATCTCCAGCAAGCTTAGAGATGTGTTTTTCATCTGCGGTCATATTAGCATCGCTATGTCCGTGTTTAGCGTCATACTTAATATCACGCTTTAAATAGTCAATATGAGCGGCATCATCTCGCTCTGTAGCTTTGTAGTTGCTAGCTGTAACTTTTGTGTGAGCGTGGTTAGCACAGCATCTAGCATTTCCTGTGTATTGCCCGTAATGTCCTTTTTCCATTTTATCTCATTATTGATTTAATAACAGCCTGTGGATCAAATATTTTTTTATATTCTTTTCCTGGTTCTGGTGTATATATATTTCCTTTAGCATCAACCCTTTGAAAACTACCTTGAGTGGAACCTTCTGAATTTGGTATCCATTTCATTGCAGTTGTTTCTTGTAAGGTTTTAGTTCTTGTGTTTTGTTTTTCTAAATCTTTTTGGCTTTTATCAATTTTAGCTTGATTTTCTGCTTGAACTTTTTTATAAAGATCTTCTACAGGGTCTTCTTTTTTAGCTTGTTTTTGTTTAGTTACTTGAGTTTTTTTTTCACCACTACCGCCACTAAAAGCCTCATACATATCTGACATATCCATTAAATCTCTATCAGCATAATACGTATCTGCAGTTGGAGCAACGGCTGGTGTAACTGTTGAATTCAATGGTGAACCATAATTCATAGCGCTATCCCCATCTGGTCTTTCAAATGAAGCTGAAACTCTAGCGTCTTCACCAAATTCACGTCCTTTAGTTTTTTTGCCTTTTACAAAACCAGAATCTTTAATGTTGTTTCTTTTTTCTATTCTACTTGCTTTATTTAAAAGCTTTAAAACTTTAGGATCTTCATAGTCATAACCGCCAGTCTCGCCAGATTTTCCAGAACGACGTTGAGCTCTAGCTCTTAATCTATCGACTCTACCTTTAGCCACTTGTTTTATAGGCGAATCACCCATGAATTTTTTGTTAAAACTTGCCATTATCTATAAACTTTAGCTCGTTGAGTAATTGGTGTTCCAGGCTCACATTTGCATGGGTATTTAGATACTTGCATACCTGTAATACCATTACTATTTCCAACGCCCATTGGAAAACCTTCTTTGCTTAATGGTCCGTCCCATATAGCGTTTTCGCCTATTTGTCCAGAAAGTTTAGGATTTTTTTTGATTTTTTCAATATCGTGATCCATATTATTATTTTTTATATTTGTTACATTTTTTCTTAAATAGCGGGGGAGCACCAAC